ATGAGGAAAACACTGCTAGCTTGTGTGCTGCTGACCTTATCTGCCAGCAGCTTTGCGGCACCCCAGTTGGAAACGATCAGCCGTCTGCAATACGGCAAAGCCTGGGCCTTTACCCGTGAAGAAGTCATGCTGCAATGCCGCCCCGGTAATGCGCTGTATGTGATTAACGACAGCACGCTGGCGCAATATCCTCTCAATGACGTGGCGAAAGAGCAGGTAAAAAACCATCAGGTTCAGGCTGTGCCACTGGAGAAAATCTGGCTGGACGATCCGCAGAACCCAGGGCAAAAAATGAGTCTGGCCCCTTTTATTGCCAAAGCTCAGTCGCTTTGCTGAACAGCCGTGCCGACGATAATTGACTGATGTAAATCCCATGTTTTGCGTATGTTGTCACACAATGAAAATAATACATCATTGTTATTATCACTATGTTTCAAACTGGGTGGAAAATAGTCATCTGTCGTCTACTCTTTAAGTTGTACGGCTTAACCGCCTGCATTAATGCCAACTTTTAGCGCACGGCTCTCTCCCAAGAGCCATTTCCCTAGACCGAATATAGGAATCGTATTCGGTCTTTTTTTTGAACATTTCTCAAATCAATAACTTACCTTTAAAACAACCACTTACATCACTTCCTGTTACCTTCAATGCTACTCATTTGGACTTTCTGCCGCCACTTTGTCGCCACCCATTTGAGCCAGCGGATTCAGGTGAATAGCGTCTTCCAGGTGATCCGGAGCGAAATGCGCATAGCGCATTGTGACCCTGATATCGGAGTGCCCGAGGATGCGTTGCAGCACGATGATATTGCCACCGGCCATCATGAAATGACTGGCGAACGTATGCCGCAGAACGTGCGTCATCTGTCCTTCCGGCAGCTCGATACCGGCCAGCCTGATCACCCGATAGAACTGTTTATAGCAGGGCGAGAAGGGCGCACCTTTACGGGCGATCAGTTCGTCATACAAAGGGCGGGAAAGGGGAACGGTACGGTTCTTTTTACCTTTGGTGTTAATGAAGGTGAGTTTGTAGGGCGAAATCTGCGAGCTTTTGATTTTGGCCGCCTCGTTCCAGCGTGCGCCGGTCGAAAGACAGACTTTAACAATAAGCGTTAATTCGTCATTTCCATGTTGTTCACATGCCGCCATAAGCAGCAGAATTTGTTCCTGAGTCAGCCATGCCATTTCACGTTCCGGCTGATCAAACTCCCGGATATTCTCGAGAGGGTTAGGCAGCGACCATTCCCCCAGTCGTTTCAGTTCATTGAACACCGCCCGCAGAAAAGCATGCTCACAGTTCACTGTGCCGGTGGAAACTTTACGGGTCGCCAGACTGGTACTGTAGCCATTATCAATCTCGCCGCGCAGTCGCTGATCACGATAGTGCGCCCAGTCCTTCGGTGTGATCGTGCTGGCAATCGGATCGCCCATTCCCGCGCTGATAATCTTCAGTTTTCCCAACCGTCCCTTTTTATCATTCAGAGAACAGCCGTGCAGGCTGTACCAGAGATCGACCAGTTCGCTTAGCTTGCGCCGGTCCTCCTTTTCTCCCAGCCAGGGTTTGTTTTTCGCCTGTTCCATGGTGTAAGTTTCAAAAGAAACGGCTTCACCCTTGGAATCAAACTGCCTGCGGCATCGCTTGCCCTCGCGCCCGTTCGGGTAGCACTCACATAACCATTTGCCGGTAGACAGCTTTCTTACACTCATCACATCCTCCTTTTTGAAAATGTGAATTTTACTGTATATAAAACCAGTGTAAATGTTTGATTTTTCGTTGGTATACACACAAAGAGCAGAACTCAATGAGGAATCGATTTATCAATCGAAATGTTGTTTTTTATAATTGAAAAATTCTATACGTCATCACATACTAATTTTTCAATTTTTTATTTCAGAATGGATATCATTATGGGTGATACAAATCGTTCCAAAATTACTATGCTTGAACTTGTTTTTCCTCCTATTTCGAATCAGGAAGCTTTCCTTCTGCGAGGGCAACCTGCTGCGGAATATATGAGGGAAAGCGATTTTTATATGATTGGTGGGAAAAGAAAATCTAAATTCGTCAATATTTCAATTGATTCGGATTACTTAATTAAATTCGATCTGTTGATTGGAGACGAAATGAGTGGGAATGGAGAAATAGATGTTCTTAATCTCGGCGCTATAATGGATTTCGAAGGTGATTTAAAATTGGCATATAATGAAGATTCCATTGAATTGCAATTTGAAAAAGATGGTGAGTATTTTATAATTGAAAGGCTAACCCCTGAGAATATATTGTGGCATCGTTCAAGAAACAAAGATGGTATTCATGGTTTAGATAATTATCGTGATCTTATGGTATATGATCTTTTGTATGTCGGAATTGCAAAGGTTGGGGATAGTTATGAGCGACTTATTGAAAAAGGACACCATGCCAGATTGAATATACTTGCTAACGAACCGCAACGTCATCCCGGCGCAAGGGTTACAGATGAAACATTTCTATTCTTATTCAAACTCGAGCCTTTATATATAACATCATTTGGAGCAGGGGAGGAAATTGATTTAGACTTTGGATATATACACAAGCAGATAGTTGCAGACGCCGAGAAAGCATTTGTAAGCCTACTTCAGCCAAATTATAACGTTGTAAGGTTTGAACAGTATCCAAAAGGTAAGGATGGGCTATTTAATTCTAAGTTAAATAACTACAGTTATTCGATAGGAGATGCTTTTACGTTTAATACTCCACATGGAAAAATCAAAGGGGATAGAGATAATTCTTGGGGAGGGTTAAGTAACAAGGCGGATTTCATCTTTGTCGATAAAGAATCCTCTAAACTTTTCGTGTCAGGAGTAGATTTTGATTCTGATATCTAAATGTTAGATTGAAGAAATGTTGAATTTTTATTATTTATCAAAGTAATGAATATATTGGAAATCCATTACTTTGATAATCTAGTTGAGAATTGCTGTCATAGGTATTAGTGCATTCGTAAAGATTGTTGACCACTTTTTTCTGCATGCAACTGAACAGCATGAACTGTTCCTGGCTCGACAATAATGTCGGCGATCGATTCATGAGTTTTAAAAGTGCAACTGCAATTAATGTTCTGACACTGGTGATAGCGTTCTTTGGTATTGATGCTCAGATAACGGCTTGAACGGGCGTGGGCGGCGTGCTGGCATTTCGGGCAGTGCATCATAATAATCACCATGTAATCATTTTTAATCAGATTCGGTCATTGTATACTATGATGAAAAACATACATGTGAAATTACAGTGATTTACATTGCAACGTAATAATAACAATCCTATAAATAATAACTCTGCTTATTGAATTGGATGTTTTATGACTGTTCTGATTAAAAAATTACTTCCTTCAGAGTGGGAAAGCGCATTCCCGATCATTGCTCAGCTAAGAAATATCACCAAAGACGAATTTTTAAAAAGCGTAAGAGTTCAGACCTTGAATGGGTATGAGCTTGTTGCTGCTGTTCTCGAAGAAAGAATTATCGGTGTGATGGGCATAAGGCCTGTACACACGCTGGCACGAGGTTCTCACCTGCATATTGATGATCTGGTCGTTGACGAGCATGAGCGCCATTCGGGAACAGGTAGGTTACTTCTTGATTTCGCTGTCAGTGAGGCTAAAAGCAGGGAGATGAATTTTGTTTTTCTTGATGCAAGAAAAGAAGCAATTCCCTTCTATGAAAGGAATGATTTCATTTTCCACACTTCTCCTTCAATGAAAAAGATCCTTTAATTTTCCCTATCCGCAGGCATGTTCAATCCCTGGTCTTACAATGGAATTGAACATACCTGATTGCTGTAACCCTATTGTTGTCTAGGGACCATAATCCTCGGCCGCCTCGTAATTTACATCCGACAGTAACACCTCCAGATTCAACGTCGTCACAAATCCACTGCCGCCCAGACTGTGCGTTACCTTGCTGATTATCCAGGGCTGCGCGTCGATCACGGATTTAAACCCGGACACCGCCACCGGCGTCTCAGGGAATAAATCAGCCCGCCCGCGAGCCAGGGAGATCGAGAACTCCGCGACACCGCGCTGGAGTTTGTCCCACTTCGCCTGGGCTGCCCGCATGGCGGCCTTCTGCGTGGCGTAGATGGTGGTGAGGGTAAACACGTTTTCATCACTGCCCGCCAGATAATCCCCTTCCTTCGCCTCCGGCGTTTTCTGTGGTTTCGCGCTGGTCTTCTTTGCCTTCGGATGTTGCAGGGCGCGAAGGTACTGCACTTTCGGTTTTCGCTGAACCTTCGCCTTTTTCGGCTTCGGGTCTTTGGTATGCAGCCAGCTTGCAGAAACGCCGGTATAGGCTCCACGGTCAGCAATATTGAACGTGTGCCCGTCGCCGTCGCTGCGCACAATCGTCATCTGCGGGATGGGCTTCCCGCTCGCTGTCTTTGCCGCCCCAGGCTTGATAAACAGCAGGCTGCCCGCCTTGATGGCGACTACCGCGCCGTTCAGTTCCGCCAGACGCGTGATAAATTTCGCGTCCGTTTCCTGCGTCTGGTCGATGTGCGACACCGGTACGCCCCTGAACGGCTCGGCAACGGCGGGCTTGAGGTTGTTGCGCGCCGCGACTGCCGACACCACCACCTCCAGCGTCGTGTCGTGATACGAGTTGTCGCGGCGGGAATTCAGGCTGCCGCGATAGTCCGCACTGCGGGCGCGGATGGTCAGCGTGTCCGGCGTTCCCCGGTGCTCCACCTCATCCACGGTAAAGTCGCCTTTGTTCGTCAGTGCCTGACCTTTCCAGCCGAGCGCGATATTTATCACCGCGCCACGCGGCGGCATCTCCAGCAGGCCGTCGGTGTCGCTCAGCTCAATGTCGAGCTGGTCAGCCTCAAAGCCGCGGTTATCCGTGAGCGTCAGCGAAATTAGCCGGTTGCTGACGTCCTGCGTGATGTCCTTACCGCCGACGGTCACCGTAAAATCCGGCGCAAACTGCGCACCGGCTCCGATGGTCATATCCGTAATCACAACAAGCCTCCCAGTTGGCCGGTTAAACCTCCGGCCTGGTTGAGCAGCCCGTCGGCCTGGGCTTTCATGTCACCGAACATGGCCGCCAGGGATTCATCCACACGGGTCAGCGTCAGCGTAAACTCTATCTTTCGCGGCGCGCCGTTGGAGAAGAATTCCGTGTGGGTTTCGCTGACGCTGTTGACCACGAACATCCCGTAAATGGTGCCGCTGCCTTCCAGCAGCGGCCACGCCTTGCCCTCGTCAGCCATCAGGTTCAGTGCCATCAGTGACAACCGTCCACCGGTGATTTCCGGCATCAGCACGCCGGACAGGGTAATTTTCTCCTCATTCACCCCGAGGAACTGCGGCAGCGGACGCAGGCCGACGCGGTTATTCGCAGGCCAGCGGTAATCAACGTCCCGCTGCAAGCTTTGATAGGGGACGGTCTGCAACTGAAACACAAACAGTCCGAGGGTTAACATCATGCAGACATCTCCTTAATCGTTATCCATGCGGGAACGTTGCTGGGCGGCGCGGGCGCGGTCACGGGCTTCCAGCTCGGCGCGGATCTGACGGCTGGTGTCCTGGACGCCTAAACCGGCACCGGCGGCAATGGTGTAATTGTGCGTGCTGCGGTCGATATAGCTGCGCCCGCCGCCGACGGACACCGGCGTGTAACCGCCTCCCAGCAGGCCGCCCGACGGCGGGACAATGGGGGCAGGATTATCCAGCGGATGCGCTTGCTGATCCCCGTCGCCGGATTGCTTCGAACGCCGGTCAGCCTTATCCGCCGTTTTATCAATGTCTGCGGATTCATCCTTGATGATGCCGAGTTTCTCCAGCAGCCAGACCACACTGCTACGCAGCTTATTAGCCACCTGCAACGGTGCGGTCAGTGCGTTAGCGACCAGGCGACCAAACGACACCCCCGCATCTTTACAACTGTTCAGCGTTTCCTGCGTGGATTTCACCGGTTGGACCAGGTCTTTGAACCACTGCCACAAAACTTTGAGCCTGTCCCCAAGCCAGTCAAACACCGGCTTAAGCGGCGCAAACATCTCTTTTACCGGCTCGAATGCGACCCCCAGCCCTTCAATGACGCCCGCAAAGAAGGCGCTGATCGGCTCCCAGTATTTACGGATAAGCAGCGCACCGGCGACAATGGCGACACCGACGGCAACAATCGGCCATGTCAGCCCACCGATCACCGTCGCAATCGCGCCGCCCACCGTGCCGAGAATTGTCCAGAGCATCCCCGCAGCGGCGACAATCAGATTAATCCCGCTGATAACGGGACCCGCCACCAGGCCAAACACGCCCAGCGCACCGATAATCAGCAGCGCACCGCCCGCAATTTTACCGAGCGTGGCCGCCAGGGCTTTATTGTTTACCACCCACTTATCCAGTTTCAGCACGTAGCCGGTGGCGGTCTGCACCAGTTTGCGCAGTGACGAATCCTGCTGATCAAACAGGTCAGTCCCGACCGCCTCATAGGCGGACTGAAATTCCTTAAAGTCGCCGCCGAGGTTGTTCTGCATGATCGCCACCAGCGCCTCGGTTTTGCCGTCCGAGGTTTTGAACGCCTGGGTAAGCTTGTCGAGCTTGCCCGACGTTGCGCCGTCCATCAGCACCATCGCCGACGAGCTGGCCTCTTCACCAAAGATGGCTTTCATGTACTGCGCACGCTGCGAATCGCCGAGCTTGTTTTTCGCAAAACTCTTTTGCATTTCTTTCAGGATGACAAACAGCGGGCGCATGTTGCCTTTGCTGTCCGCCGTTTTCACCTTCAGCTCACCGAGCGCGGCAGCGGCGGTGCCCGTCGGTGCCTGCAGGCGGGTAATGACCGCCCGCGCACCGGTGCCCGCCATCGAGCCGGTGATTTTGGCATCCGCCAGGGCGGCAGCCATTGCCGCCGTTTCTTCGACGCTGATACCGGCCTGCTTTGCCACCGGTGCGGCATAGGTCATGGTGTCAGACAGTCCCTCAAAGGTGGCCGCCGACTTGTTCATGGCCGATGAAAGTACGTCACCGATGTGTGACACGGTGTCATTGGTCATGCCGAACGCGGACTTCACGCCCATCAGCAGCGTGGCGTTTTCCTCCATGGTGCGCTTGTTTGCCAGGGACAGATTCAGGATGGTCGGCGTCGCCGCCAGAATCCCATCTTTGTCCGCGCCGGATTTCGCCACGATGATTTGCGCGGCGGCCGCATCATCGGCAGAGGCGGCGGTGTTGTCGCCGAGCTGCCGCGCCTGGGTGCGCAGGGCGGTCATATCGGCTGAATCTTTCTCCAGCCCTAACGTTGCCTGCAATTCTGAGTTTTTCTGCGCAAAGTTAAATCCGGGCATCAGCAGCCCGACACCCGCCGCCGTGCCCGCCGTCGCAATGCCGACGCCCGCAGCCCCTGCGCCGGTGACGCTGCCGGCCAGTTGTTTGCCCGCCTGATACCGGCCTTTCACGGCGTTGAGTTTGGCCTGCTGCGCGCTCACCCGTGCCAGGGATTCACGCTGCCGGTTGAGCTGCGCGGTGGTTTCGCTGATGGAGGCTTTCAGGCGGCGCTCAGAGTCAGACAGGGTGCGCGTACTGATGCCCGCCTGGGTAAGTTCCGTGCGCTGACGCTGCACCGACAGCCGCAGCCCGTTGAACTGAGTCTGCAACTGCGCGGCGGTACGCTTCGCGGACTCCATGGCCTGCGCCTGTGCACGGGTCGGGCTGGCGGTGTTTCTGAACTGGATCGCCAGCGCCGCCGCTTCCGCTTTGGCGGCGTTGAGTTTCTGACCGGTGACGGCAAGCTGTGCGCTGGATTTACGGAAGCCGTCGATCTTTCCGGCCTGGGCGTTCAGGTCTTTGAGGGTGGTCTGCGAATTTTTAATCTCTCCGGCCAGCGCCTTACTGGCGTTTTGCACCGATTTAAACGGGCGGGTCGCCTGGTCAACCGCCTTTAACAACACCTCTAATTTTAAGTTACTCACTGTCGGCTCCGCTGCGCTGCATGGCCTTATGACGCCAGCCGCAAAGCTCGGTCAGCGTCATCGGGTTCAGTTCTGACGGCGGCCAGTGAAAAATCACCGCGATATCTGCCATCAGATCATCAACTGTCAGGGTAGGGGGAAGCTTTACTGTTCCGACTTCGGCGATAAAAAACCAATCACCTTGCCAGCCAGGGCAATCAGGTCGGGCAGGTTCAGGCTTTTACAGTCCTGCGCGGTCAGGTTCGGCACGGTAATGCGCGGCAGAATGACGGTCAGCGCGTCAACGTCGGCATTCGCCAGCGCCGCCAGGCCAATCCCGCGCAGGTGTCCGGCGTTCGGCTTGATGATTTCGACCTGGTCGATCAGCGTGTCGCCGCGTTTGATCGGTTCTTCCAGGATTACGATGTTTTCATTGTGTTCTGACATAGCGGTGTCTCTTCTTCAAAGGTGAGGTTTCGCGCCGGTGTCCGGTGCGGGTTACGGGTTACAGGCCGATGTTTTTGCGGTGCTGTGCCACGCGGTCAACGCCGCCGACGATTTCCACCATGTTCACGGTATCGACTTCAATCACGTCTCTGCCGTCAATCGTGAGCTTGAAATAGGTACACTGGGTGGTGATTTTGGTTTCGGTGTCTTCGCCCTGTTTGTACTCGCCGAAATCCATCTCCTTATGACGTCCGCGCAGGGTGACTTCCACGGCGGAGGTGTCGCCGGTATCGTCGCGCTGGAAGGAACCGGCAAAGCGCAGCGGTACGGCATCGACCGCGCCCCACTGCTGCAACACCAGTTCATCCAGGCCGCCCACCGTCCACTCAAAGGTCAGCGCGTCGTCGTCCAGGCCGAAATCAATGGAGGCCGATCCAGTCATGCCGCCGCCGCGATAGTTCTCCAGCTTGCGGGTCAGCTTGGGCAGCGTCAGCGCGCTGACCGTGCCGAGGTAGCTGTTCCCGTCGTTAAACAGGTTCAGGTATTTCAGTTTCTTAGGCAGTGCCATGGTTTAGCGCCTCTTAGCTGTTGATGGCCGTGGCGAACGTCGCCAGGTACTGGTCGGTGATGCGCTGACGCAGGGTTAAATCTTCCAGCGGCGGCACCGGCGTGTAGTCGTAATCAATGAACAGCTTGCCCGCTTTCAGTGTTTCAACGGTGTTCGCTTCCGCGTCATACCAGCAGGTGCCGTCAATGATCAGACCGGCGGTTTTCATTTCGCGCAGTTTGGCGTTGATGCCCGAAATCATGTCCCTGATAAGCGTCGGGGTCATTGGCCGGTCCATCGCCCACAGGTGCGCTTCCGCCATCGTGTCCGCCAGCACCTGCGCAGTGCGGGTGTAGTTCTCAAACAGGAACAGCGGGTCATCAGAGCAGGTGCGTTGCCCCCAGAACTTAAAGCCGTCTTTGCGAATAAGGGTGGTCACGCACGCCTGGTTCAGCAGGTCGGCATCGGTGCCGGGGGTCTGCAAATCCCAGTACACGGAGGCAGACAGGCCGGTGACGCCGTTGATCCCGACGTTGGAAAGCGTTTTATGCCAGCCGGTTTCGGCGTCGATTTTGGCACGCAGACCGAGCGCGTAAGCGGTGGCGGGGGCGATATCGCTGGCGTTGGTGGTGGTGTTCCAGGCCACGAAATCCGGCCAGACCACCATCAGCTCACGCTGGCTGAAATTGTCGCGGTACTTAATGGCATCCGATACGGTTTTGCATCCCCATGCGCTGACGTAGCCAAAGGCGCGGAGCTGCTGACAGACGGCGGCGAGTGCCGTGGCGACCTCCTGATTATCCAGTCCCGGCACGCCGAGAATGCGCGGCTTTACGCCGAGTTCAGTCTGCGCAGACAGCAGGGCTTTCATGCCGGTATACATGCCGGTGTCATCCGAACCGCCGATGATGTTGGAGGTGGTTTCCGCTTCGGTTTCACCCACTGCGACGCGCACCACGACAACAACCGGTTTAGCCTGGTTGGCGATGGCCATCAGGGAGGCGCGCAGCGTGCCGGTTTTACCGGCCTTACCGGCGGCGGTCAGCACGTTGGTAATAAGTACCGGCGTATCGAGGGGGAACGCGTCGGCGTCCGCATCCTCTGCGGTGCAGACCATCCCGATGATGGCGGTGGAAACGGTGGAGATAACGCGGGTGCCGTCATTGATTTCAACAACGCGCACACCGTGATGATAATCAGCCATGGTGTTTTTCCTGTGATTAATAAGCCAATCAATCATCGCGTGTTGTATCGGCGCAGGCACGGCGGGCGCGGTGTGTGGGGAATAGCACAACGGGGAAGGAAAAAACAAAGCCCCTCTTCGGGGCTTCGGTCAGGCAGGGATTTCAGGCCAGGTAATATCCGGCGCGGCAGACAAATCCAGCCGGTTAAGGGCGACGCGGTATTTTTTCCAGGCGGTCAGGCTTGCCCGTTCCGCCTCCGTGGCATCGTCAATATCGACGGCATCCTGCAAAGGGGCAATGGCGGCGTTTGCTTTTGCCATCAGCGCGGACAAGGCCGTGACGGCTTCGGCCTTGCGTTCTTCAACCGTCGGCGGCGGAATATCCCCCCAGGCAGGCAGACCGTCAGCGCCCGCAACCCGCATTTTCCCCTCCGGCGGCGGGAGGGTTTGATATTCACGGTAAACAACATCACTGACCGCAATGCCATCATCCGGCCAGCTTCCGGCATCGTCGTACACGTCCCGCAACGCACGCGGATAAAAACCGTTGGTGAGCGGGCTGTAAACATAAAGACTTGAGGTGACTGCGCTGTAATAGTTGCTCATGATTTTCCCTTACCAGCCGGTGGCTTCCCAGTAGCTGCCGCCGCTGTCCTGGCCGCAGGTGAAACCGATGTTATTGATAATTTGCGCCGTACCAAAGTTGTCGCTGAACGTCCCGCCGCCGCCATTGATGGCGGTCACCTGAACGTTGACGCAGGTACTGGGGAAAGGAATCGGGAAATTCACCGTTGACCAGCCGCGGCTCCCTTTGTTGACGACGCCCCACTGCTTAATCATTCCCGTGTCTCCACATCGCCACCAGCCGCCGCCGAGATTGGCGGTATTGGAATTGACCGGCTGCCGGTTATTGGGGCTGAAAACGCGCTGCCCCATCTCATAAATCCCGCCACCTTCGGCGGAAATACTCCCCTGTGTCGCCAGGTCACCGGTGCCGGTAAATCTGACAAAGCCCGTTTGTACGGAATTTGCCTGATTAACGGTGCGGAAAAGAAAGCCCCCCACGCCGCCGCCCCGGTTGTTCACAAAGTCGGATTCGCCCTGGCCGCCGCTTTCGTTCCAGCCTAAATAGGTCCCTTGCCCGTCGCCAGGGTGCGGGATGGTTATCGCCCGGAGATAATTCGCCGTGACGCGACCGTTCACATCACCGCCCGCGCGGGGAAATGCGCCCACATTATCCGCATTCAGCCCGATATCCTGGGTGCCATCAAATGCCACACCGGCAATTTTACGGGCAGTGGCCAGCTTGGCAGCCGCAACGGCCGTGCCGTTACTCGGCAATCCGCCCAGATTTTTTAATGCTTCTGTTGCAGTTTTTGCACCGGTGCCACCGCTGGAAACAGGTAACGCCGTCGATAATGTCAGTCCATACGCACCGGTCACCTCCAGACCGCCATCCATCACCCAGTTATCCGCGGTGCCGTCTTTCAGGTTCGACGCTCTTTTACGCAGCACCCACTTGCCATTTGTGGCATCCCAAAAACCAAAGTTTCCGGCATTGGAGTAGCTCACATTAATTAACGGATAAGCCGCATCTGACGAGCTAAATTGGCACGTTGCTTCATGTCGGTTGAATTTCACCATCCCACTGAAATTGACTTCACCCGTCACCGTCATGGCACCGGCAAAAGTGGCATCTTTAACGACCTTCATAATTTCGTTAACGGTCACTGGTGAGTCGATGGAAACCGCAGAGGTGAAAATATTCGCTTCCGGCCGGTTATACCCAATGTAGAGCGTCCCACCAATTTGCGTCCCCGCATCTTTCAGGCTGGCCGACAGTGTGATATTGCCATTGTTATGGTCACGCAGAATGACGGCATCGTTGCGCCCACGTATCACTGAATTCGCATTCGTTGAGGAAAGGGTAATACCTGACTCAGGCCGTAAAACGCCGTTAGCAATTTGTACACTGTCGGTCTGACCATCGCAGACAATCCGTGCCTTAATAGTGCCCGCTTCATCGCTGGCATCCATACGCATCACGCCCTCGCCAGTGGGGTAAACTGCTGCGGACAGGCCACCCAGCGCGCGCCCTGCGTGCGGGTCGGTGTCTGTCAGCGTGTTGGGCAGACGAAAATAAACATTCCCCATAGACGTTAATGCAGAGGGTAAGTTGTTCGCAGAGACAGAACCGAGACGGCTGGTAAATGACATATAGGCTTCATAATCATTTGCCCGAAACACAGCCATCCGATAATTCGCCTGGATCGAACTGGCGACCTCCAGGTTAGCCGCCATTTTAACGCTGGACGCAATGCTGGTGAGTTTGCTGAGGCCGGTAATATCCGCGTTCTCACCCGATTGGGCGACGCCCAGGCGCGTCAAATCCGTCAGCGTCATGCTCCCGCTGTCCAGAATTTTCCGCCAGCCGAACGGATAACCGCTGTCGCTGAGGAACCATTTCCAACCACCCGCCGCCGTGTATGAACCGATGCGCTCAAAAATCTGTCCATCGTTATTAATCAGCCGCTGGTAGGCAGCCGCACCCGCCGCCCAGTATCGCCGCCAGTTGTGCAACTGACCGGCAACGACATAGGTCGCACCCAGGGGATGGTCTTCAAACGTAGCAGAAATACTGATGGGATTCGTGACGTCAATAATGGACGGGTCATCCAGACGCTTAACCTTCGTCGTGTCCGTTGCCAACATCAGATTACTCATTGCCCCGACGTCCGACGCCTCCAGGGTAATGTCAGCGCTCAGGGCTTTATTGTTCACCTTGCGGGTGGACGGCACGCGGGTGTTGGCATTGTCGTTGGCGGCCTTGACCGCTTTGGGCGTGGCGGCCAGCGCTTCGCTGGTACTGCTGACCGAGCTGTTAAGCTGGACAAAACCCTTTGCCGTCAGCGTGCCGTCGGGGTGGTTGCGGGATTTTTCATGTGCGGCCAGCAGGTCATTCACATACTCTTCGGTGGCCATAATCACCGAGTCGTCAATAAGCAGGCTGATGGTCTCGGTATTGCTGACGGCAATCACCATCCGTAAAGTTTGCGTGCGCCCTGAACCTTCCGCCAAAGTGGGCTTGTAGGTGTCCGCCATATTACAGACGGCAATCAGCGTGCCGTCGTCGGCAAATAGACCCATTTCACGCATCCAGAAACCGCCGACGCTCGCAGAAATCACCGCCTCAGCAATCACCCAGTTGCCGTGAGTCGGGTCCAGCTTTAAGGAATTGAGCGGCGTGCGGTACACCTCTTTAACCAGTTTTGTCTGTGTGGCGACCGGCGTGGTCGTTTTGCCGTTGCCGTCGCCGACGGCCAACTGCGTAATGTTGATGTCAGTCCCCGCCGCAATGGCCGCCGCAATGCGCGACTGCCCGAGCGTGGTGACAACGGATTTAAATGTGCTCATAACGTCCTCTTATGCGGGGTAAACGGTCAGCAGTTCGCCCAGGTAGTGCGCCGCGCCGGTGTAAACGTCGCCTTTAATATCCTGGGTGATGGTCAGGCCAATCAGATGGCGGCTGGCCGGTTTGGCGTCGGCAATCAGCCGCTCCATCTCCAAATACATGTCTTCGGTGATGCCGGTTTCCAGCACGCCGATATCCAGGCGAAACGTGCCGGGTTCGTCATTCGTTTCCCACCACTCGGTCACGTTAATCAGGTAGCCGAGCGGCTCCACCACGCGGCGGATAGCACCAATGGTTCCCTTATGGCAGTGAATGAACCAGGCCGACTGAATCACGCGGCGCTTGGTATAGAGCGGCCAGTTTTCATCCCAGCGGTCAACCGACAGCGCCCACGCCAGGTACGGCAAAAACCTGGCCGGACAGGTCAGCGGATCCCAAAGCTGCCGCAGCGGCACCGGCACGTTTTCAAGCGCGGCGCAGGCGTCGGCGGCGGCAACTTCCAGCGCCGAGGAACCGACGGGCAGCAGGCGATCACTCATCGTAACCGCCCACTTTCAGGGTGTACGCGGTGCAGAATGACGCCTGCGTTTTATCCAGCTCGATGTCAGCGGCGGGGCTTTTCAGCTCCACGCGCTGGACGCCCTCAACGTGCAGCGCGGCATAAATGGCGGACAGCCGGATGTCGCGGCCTAAACGGTGCTGCGCGGTGGTGTAGGCGATAAGCTTGGCTTCGGCAGCTTCGCGGATGGGTTCGGCTTCCGGACCCGGGAACAGATACAGCACGGCGTCAATGGTGTAATTCACCACGGTGGCAGACTGGACAGTCACGCGGTCAGCCACCGGGCGCACGTTCTCGTCATTGAGCGCGGCCTGCACCACCGCCAGCAGGTCAGCGGGGGCGGTGCCGTTGCCGGTCTGTGCCAGCACGGAAATCGTCACGCAGGCGGGCGACGGACTGATGACCGAAATATCCGCCACCCGCCCGTCAGCCGAGCGCCCGTGATACTCATAGGAACCGACCGGACCGGCTACGCTTAGCCCTTCAAACGCCTGCTGCGCACGGATGCGCAAATCCGCATCGTTTTCCATCACTGCCGCCACGGCGGGCACGCTGACCGTATCCGCAGGCGTGATGGTCAGGCGCTCCACGCTGAACGTGGCGGCGATATTGTCCAGGTCTGCGCCGGTGGCATAGGCCAGCATCACCGCCTGCGCCGCCTCGTTAACCCGCTGACGCAGGATCACTTCGCGGTAAGCGTTCTCCTCCAGCAGCTTCACAATGGGTTCAGACTCCAGGGTCAGCGTGCGGGCGATGGCGGCCTGCTGGTCTTCGGGATACAAGGAGACCAGCGTGGCTTTGCGCTCCGCCAGGAGGATTTCGTAATCCAGCACCTCCACCACGTCGGGGGCGGGTAACTGGCTGAGATCAATCGTTGCCATAATTCAGCTCACGGGTAGGGTTAAGGAAATGGCGGCGGACGTGTCTTTGCGGGTGCCGGTGAGTTCCACCACGGCTTTCCCGTCAAACGTCGTTTCAAAGGTGATGCCGGTCAGGCTGACGCGTGGCTCCCACTTGAGGATCGCGCTGTAACAGGCCGCCATGATTTGCAGGCGCAGCGCCGCATTCTGCGGGCGGTCAGTCAGCATCGATAGCAGTGAACCATAGTCACGGCGCATGACGCGGGAACCGACGGGCGTGCGCAGAATGTCGCTGACCGACTGCTGAATGTGCGCCAGGTCTTCGACGCTGCGCCCCGTGTCGCGAGCCAGGCCGATGTATTTCGCGTTAGTCATTTTTGAACAATAAATAGAGGCCAATAACACCCACCAACCACCAGCCAGGCGTCCCGTTTGCCAGCATGACGCCCGCTGTCGTTGCTGCGAAAACAGACAGAAAAACGCTTAGATTCTTACTCATACAATCCTCTTTATGTTGTCGGTGTACCGGTACTGCCGCCGCCCGTCTGGACGCCACTGTGTTTATGGGTATGAACAACCACGCCGTTTGACGTGAGGCTGCCGCCTGAGTGGGTGATGTTGCCGGTCATGGTGCCGCCCTGTTTCACCTCCAGGCTGCCCGTGGTGAGTTTCTTGGTGCAGACCACTTCCGGCGTGTCGAGGGTGATGCGCGTTTTGGCCGTGCATGTGATATCCGGTGCAGTCACCGCGACTTTTTCCAAGGCGTTTACCGTGGCGGATTTGATGCCGGTTGCCAGCAGTGCGCCGGTTTTGGGTTCGTACTCGATCACGGCACCGTCAGGGAAAGTGACGTGCATGGCATCGGCTGACGTGGAGGGTGCCGGAAATTCATCAGAAAAAATGCCAGGCATCACAAAGGCGGTATCCAGCTCGCCGCCCAGGCAGAACAACACAACCTGTTCACCTTCAGACGGTGCCCACCAGGAACGGGAACGCCCAGCGCGGGACGTCAGCCAGTGCAGCCAGTCGGTGACGTTGCCGCCGGTGTTGACGCGACAAGTTGCCGCCTCTAAATCCACTTCAGCAACAGTGCCAATGCGGATCAGATTGCGCAGCAGGCGCGGAATGTCGTTGTTTGGGATGGATGTATTCATGGATAAAAGAATGCCGCCCTGTCAGGCGGCATACAATTTGAGGCGGGTTGATGTTGGATGGCACAACGTGGGGATCACCGACTGAAGAGTGTTGGCTCAAACTTGAGCTGGCACATTTCGTAGGTAGAACATCATCGAATCTGACAGTCTGGTTTGAGCGAAGAGAAGACTGCAAAAAAATTTAAAGCAGTTATCGCAGATAATTAAATAGTTAATTATTTTTAGATTATGTCGACAATATTACAGGATAATAACAATAAAGTTGACACGAACTAGATTTTTGATAGATTTAGATTTTTAATAAACTGTAATAATAAATTATGAATATTGAAGAAGAATTGGTTAATTTTTTACACCGGACGATGCGTGATAATGATACTAAATATAGAGACATTGAGTTAATTTTATTTTATTTTGGTTTTCGGGAGGAAATGTGGCCAACATTAGATGATGCAGCAATCAGATTTAACGTTGGTGATTCAGATAAACGCCGTTCGGAGAGACCAAGGCAAATAATTAAACAAAAGTTTACAAGTAAGGTAACTCTCTCTGACCTGCCTATAACGCATGAGGTTTATATAATTATCGAATCAAGCAGATGCTCTACTGTGGAAAGTATTACCATAAAACTCAGGGAGAAAAATTTAGTCCCAAATTCATTTAGTATAAAGGGGATACTGAATTTATTGCATCATCTGAACGTTTGCGAAGAATATAATATATATACTAATAGACTTTCCACTGCAAGCAGGCAATCAATTGAATCTGAAACAAACCTTTATCTATTGAAATCTTCAGAACTCCCTGAGATAAAAAAAGTCACACGAAAAATTATAACATCCTCAGGGCTGGTTGGCATAACAAATCTTTCAACTTTTTTTAAGAATAATGGAGAGTATGCGATTTACAAAGAAATACTATTAAATATAATTCGTTCTCGGGATGACATTTGGTTGTCGAATATTGATGACGACTATTGGTACATCGTAGAAGAAAGAGAAAATACCCTAATCAACAATTTAGGTAAAATTAAAAACATTGCTGAGGTAGTGAATATTGATACGCTTTCTATTGTGCTATTGAATGCTTTTAAACAAAGAACTCCGCCTAAAGGTGCAATATATCCCCCCGCTAATGTTTTAAAAAAATACATTGAATCCTCTCGGTTTACTGAGTTTGATGGTTGTGCTGTAAAGTTAACATTAGCAGCTACTAACCTAAGAGATATAGAATTAGATATCATTAATTACATGCAAAATAAAGAAGCCATTAGTTTCGTAGAGGTCAGGTGCTTTCTGGAGCAGAGAGGATATAGCAAACCCAACATAGATAAAGCAATATTAAATTCAACACTTATCTTTGCTGATAAAACCATTCGAAAAAGTTACACATATACCTTGTTGAAAAATGAATCTTTTACAAGTGGCATTGTCCTTGATAGATATGAGGAGTATAAATGCAAACTATTAACAGCTTGTACTGAAGGAACTGATATTGATAGCATGAGTATATCTCGGAAAGAGCAGCGGTTATTGAGAGGTTGGCTTTTTGACAATAAAGACAGTGAAACTTGTGCTATTTGCTCAAATGTATTTTCGGTTAATTCCTTGGTCGCCGCACACAAAAAACCAAGATCGATTTGTTCTTTTAATGAGCGAGTAGATCCTTATATTGTGATGCCTTTGTGTAAATATGGGTGTGACTATTTATATGAGTGCTGTCATGTTATTATTGTTGATGGTGTTGTAAGTGAAAATATTTCAAAAAGCCTATCGGAATTTGAATGTGATTATATTGAAAACATTAGAAATAACATTATTGACAAACGCTGGCTTAAAGGGGATTCTAATTACTTTCGAAGATATTAATCTAAGGGGGTTAATATGCCAGTGGTAAATGTATTATATTAACAGCATAATATCTATGTCATATAATCTTTCCATCAATCAGGTGTCTGCTCCTGGCACATAGCTGCCTTTCAGATTAGGTTTGGCTCTGTGCCGCAGTTGTGTCAGGTCAAGCCTGAGCTAATAAGTATTAGCAATTCATCTTCCACAATCTTCATATCCTCCGCGTCCAGACCTAACAGCGGGCGCGCCGGATACTGCATGTCTTTTGCACGGACAGACGGGCGATCCCGCAGCCCGTACTGATGCACTTTCGCCATGCGCTGCACCTGTCCGGTAAATTCCACCACCGCGTCGTCAGCGGTGCCTTTGGCTTTCATGTATTTGGCCGTGCGCAGTTTGGCGAACATTTCCCGCTTAATGCGGCCTTTCTTTGCCCGCAAAGGCTGCGGGCGGCGCGGTGTGAAGGGCTGCCCCTCCGGCGTAACTTGCTGCTTAATGCGCTGCTGCTGATGTTTGCGCAGACGCTTCGCAATGGTCGCCGCCATCGCCTTCCGGCTTTGCGGTGACAGCGCGGCAATCAGTCCCGCCAGGCGGGTATCAAACGCAGTCAGCTCACTCATTCCACTGACTCACTAACTCGCCGTGCAGATACAGTTCACGCGGCCTTTCTACCGGTTCAGGCAGCGGAGGTTCCGGAAAATGCTCCACGTACAGACCGGCATCAATCTGTTTGACGATCACGCGCTCGGTGAGCTGCACGTCAATAGCGATATCGTAGGCACCATCATCCAGCATATCGGCCTTAAATTTAAAGCCTGTCTGCTGCTTTTCTGGTGTCGCCATGATGTCCGGCTGGTTCTCACGCAGCCACGCCAGGATCGGGACAATAATCAGATCGCAGTCCTGGGCAAAGTTGGTGATCAACAGTTCTGTCTGATACTGATATTCAAACGACAGCGAGCTGGCTAACGTGGAAACGATACGCCCGTTATCCACAAACATCCGCAGGGTGTCGGGGCTGGTTTGCAGCACCGGCACGGCATCAGTTAACGCTTTTCTCAACTGGGCGGGTTTTAACACGGTGTTCCTCCTGGCATTGTTTGACCGCTTCCACCTGGAGGCCGCAGGCGGTCAGCGAGGCCTCCAGGTTTCTGACGTCACTGCTTAAATCGCCGTTAGTGGCCGGTGAGCTTGCCGGTATCGGGCAGCTCGTTACCGCCGGACAGCCAATGTAAATAATCTGCGGCGCTGGCAAAGGCGGGGCGTTGGTGCATCCGGCCAATGCCATCAGGCAGACGAGCGCCGTACCAATCGCGCATTTCCTGATTTTCATTAAGTAACCTTTGAATGTGAACTTCACGATCCCGCGCTAACTGCCCCGCTTGTGAGAGCTGTGTACGCAGGCTTTGTTCCTGGCGTTCGCGCCTCAGTGCTTCATCGCTCAGGCGGTTAATGGCGTTGTCTCGGCTTTCAATACCGGCGGACAGCGTGCCGATAATGCGCTGTGCCTGGTCTGCTTCATCATGCAGGCCGCCGATACGCCAGGTTTGCAGCCCCGCCAGCGCGCAGGCTGCCAGAAGCAAAACAAGTAAAATGCGCATCAGACACCCCGCAGGCAGTAGGCCAGCTCATTCGCGCGGCGGCGCTCCAGGCCGGTGACGCGCTCGCCCTTCACAAACACCCAGCGCGGCAACTGCTCGCAGGCGTCCCGCCATCGCCCCTTGTTGATGAAAAACGCCAGCGTGGACTTGCAGGCCGCCGTCACGCCGACGTTAAACGCGAACGACACCACCGCGTCATATACCGGCTGTGGCATGGCAACCGGCATACATCTGGCAATGCCTTTCTCCACCCGCATCACGTCTTCCACCAGATTCACGGCGGCCTGCCGTTCACTGATTTGCGTTTGCGGTTTCACGCCTGCGGTGTGCCCGATGCCGTTTGTCCAGACGCCCGCGCTGCACTGATAGGCGGACAGGCGGCAGCCCTCAAAATCAGCAATCAATGCCAGACCGGCGGCGGACGTTTTCAACGTTGGCGTTTGCGGCAGCAGCGCGGCAATCGCCAGGACGGCGGCGACGGCGCAGCGTCTAACGATTGATGGCTGCATTTATGTCTCCTCTGACGCCCATAGCTTTCAGCAGGCGGTAAGTTTTGCGCCGGTAGTACCAGTTCACCAGAAAGGTCGCCACGCCGACGGCGGCACCGACCAGAAAGGCGATATCCTGCGGCGACATTGCGCCAAGCCAGGCAAGAAAGGCCGCGACGCAGTAACAAATAAACGAGGTGATGCGCTCCATGGTCATCAGTCCCAAAGTGAAACGGTTTCACTGACTGCGGCCTGGGTAATATCCGGCAGCTCCACCGCGTAGCCATGGGGCAAAATTGCCCCGCGAGCGGCTAAGCCAACGTTAGCCGCGTAAACCTGTTCCATCACCGACTCGGTACGCCCGTAATACCGCCAGCAGAGCGAATCCACGGTGTCGCCTTGCTCGGCAATGACTTTCATCAGAGCAGCCCGATGATGCAGTGAGACACACCGGCGACGTCGCTGATCGCCGTTCGGGCATCGCGCCATAGTTCGTCAACGGTGCTTTCAACGATCTCAGCCTTTTTGCTGCCCGCATCGGTGGTATCACTGTTCGGATATCGTTCCGCCAGAATGGCAGCTGTAATTGAGGAAACCGCCCGCAGGTAGGCGCAGACTTTGATACTTTCGTCATCAATCTGGTCTGCCGGGACATCAGCAAGGGTTTTGTATCCCTGAGCCAGTTGTGCGACGCGGTAGCTGTAAAGCTCGGCATTCACTTCAGTCAGAGCGTACTTAATGACGGCTCGCAGACGTTTGGCGGTCACCGTTCCTTCCAGGCGCAGAGTGTCGCGTAACTCCACCGGATTGATATCCGGCCAAAAGTGCGTGTTTTTGATCGCGGGTTCCGTCGCGGCATCCGGCTTTGGTGCAGGTACAACAAGAGACATAGTGACCTCTGAATAGGGGACGGTGGACGCCAGCGTTGAACGAGGTCACAGACCTGTCGCGGCTGGCGTGCCGTCCGGCGCGGGGCGCGTTCTGTTTAGCTGCTGGCAGCCTTTTTGATGGCTGACTCCAACCGCTCAATATCCTTTTTAACGCCGCAGTTGCTGTTTAGCTGGAAGGCGCGTTTCAGGTGTTGCAGGGCGAGCGGCAGTTTCTCCGCGTCGCGATACAGGTAGCCGGTGATTTTGTGCAACTTGGCACGCACCTGATCCGGCATGTCCTGACTGTCAGTCAGTTCCATCGTGGTCATCAGTACATCGAGACTGACCGGCTCACCGGCAGCATGAGCGCGGGTGCTCATGTCGGCGATTTCCTCCGCCAGCGCATAACCGGCAGGACGTTTGCCGAACGGCATCGCCAGCTTGTAATGCAGCGCGTAGCGGGCGATTTCCAGCGCACCGGCGTAGTCACCGGCATCAATACGCCAGATCATGATCGTCATCAGGATGGCGTCCTGCGCACCTTTACCTTCGGCCAGGACGCCCGCCACCCACGGCGCATATTCAGGCAGCATCTTGCGTTTGAGTTCTGCCTTTTTCTCTGCGGAATAGGCTTTCTTCAGGGCTTTTTGGTCAGCATTAAGCTTTTGCAGCAGCAGTTCATAGCCGGTGGCATGACGCAGCAGGCTGATATCCTGCTGCGCGGCTTCGATCGCTGACTGCCGCAACAAATGACGTCGGGCAGGGCTGGTCATGGCTTACTCCTGAGCTGCCGGTGCGGTGGTACCGGATGCAGTTTTGATGGCATCAACGATCGCCGAGGTGAATTTGTTGAGTTCGGCCTTATCAGAGGAGTCATCTTCTCCGGCGGTCATTTCGATGTTCTCGATCAGACAGCCGCAGCCGTAATCTTCCACCACGTAATCCTCGTTAATGGATTCGTAGTTTTCGATGCGGTCACGCTTAGGCACTTCCTCAACGTGGCGGCGGTGCGTGCCGTCCTGCCAGTAAATGGACAGGTTATCCAGACGGGTGATCAACATGGCGTTAGCAGGGAAGCCGGGCACCCGAACGGCGGGCAGATTGCCGATGCGTTTCTGGCTGACAATCAGGTCGGCGGCCATCGCCTCAGTGTTTGGCTGCTGTTTGTTGATCAGCGGGAAATACTTATCCGCGAGCAGTTTGCGGCCGCAGATAACTACCAGCTCGGTGTCGTCCTGATAGATGGGGTCGATCAGTTCATTCACTGCATCAAAAACCAGCGCGTCGAGGTTTTTGTACTCACCTTCGCCACCGACTTTCACCGCCTCATTGGTCACGGTGCCGTCTTCGGCGACAATCATGCCCATCACTTTGGTCGGGGCATTCAGGCGGTATTTTTGCAGCCAGCCCACGCCGACATCCTGCAACAGCGGATTCTGAACGCGGTTAGACGTCGGTGCGCGGGAAACACCGTTAAAGCCGACCAGGATGCGATCCAGCGCCTGACGCTTGATAATGGCGTCACGCAAACGGGTCTGAAAATCGTTGTAGCGCGCCCACAAATCCAGCTTGCTGTACATCCAGTGGAAGTCGTAGTTGGTTTTGGTGCAGTGATAGCCTTCCTGATCCAGCTTGGTGAAATCAGCCGTTTCACGCTCGTCACCCGCGTCAGTGTTGGTGGTACTGGCAATCGTGCCGGTTACGCCGACGCCCACTTTCGCACCCATCATTTCGTCCACCGGAATGATGTTGATCCGGGTCAGGAACTCTGAGGACTCCTGTAATCGGGTCATCAGCGTCTGCGTGACGGACGGCTCGACGTTAAATTTCTTGTCCAGCGTGCCGACGTCAACGTTGTTGAGTTTGGCGAGCTGGGAGAGGAACGCATTAAATTTAAAGCGCGTTTCTTTTTTCATGAGGTGTTTCCTGAGAATGAGTTAAAGGTGTCGGATCAGCAGTCGGTGACCGTCTCGTCTACGCCTGCGCCGCCGGTTGCGTGCGGACGTTGGCCGAATTTCTGCACTGGTGTCTGCGCTAACTTGCCTTTCAATTCAGTGAGGGCGTCATGTTCGGCAGCGGTGGATTTTTCCAGGGTATCGACGCGGCTCAGCAGATCGGTCAGGCTGGTTTCATGCTTATCCAGTTCGGTCTGAGCGTATTGAGCGACCTCGCTGACGGCTTCGTGAACATCGGCCAGACGGGCATCGTCTGACGCCTGTTTACGTGAAAGCTTTTGTTTCACCAGGGCGAAAAGAGAAGGGGCAGTTTCCGGCGCATCTTCAAACTCAATCAGTGCTTCGCTGGCGACGGTGAAGAGGCTGTCCGGATCGGATTTACGACCGGCGAGCGGGTTCTGTTTTGCTGTACGGCTGAACTCCAGCATTTCAGTGCCGAGGCTTGCGGGGTCATCGGTGACGGCCAGACCGACCAGGTAGGATTTATTGGAGTTGGCGAAGTTACGTTTGATCTCCATCGAGGTGTAAACCTTTTGTCCGTCGCCGACCATCTGCGTTAAATCCGCGGTCGGGCTGATCATCGCGTACAGCGCCCACTTGTCATGCAGCAGAGGTTCGGCCGCATCATCAATCTGTTCGGCTTTCAGCTGGATCACGTCGCCATAGCGGCGGAAATCACTGGTCGGTAAAATGCCTTTGATGTGCTCCAGATTGACGCGGGCGCCATAGGCTTTCGCGCTGTACGTCTCCGCCATTTGTTTGATGTCATTAGCATCAATTTCGCGGCCGTCGCAGGTGTCGCCTTCGACCCCGATGCGGAACCATTTCGATACTTTCTTTGCCATGTGACTGACTCCGGTAATGAGTGTTGAGAACGGGAGTTAGTTTCCTGACAGTCACCGCAGGCCGCCAGCCGATGCAGGTTGTTGCCCGATGGCACAACGTGGGCAGCGCGAAAAACGGCTGTCTGGCCGGTAACGTGGCGGCATGAATATTTCAAACTCCACCATCATCAGCGACCCGCGCCGACAGGCGGCACTGCTTTACTGGCAGGGTTTTTCTGTGCGGCAAATCGGGGAGATGCTGAGCCAAAAAACGCCGACCGTGCAGAGCTGGAAAACTCGCGATCAGTGGGAGGCCATTGCGCCTATTTCCCGCGTGGAAACCAGCATGGAAGCGCGGCTGATCCAGCTCGTCATGAAAGATGTAAAGGAGGGGAAGGACTACAAAGAGATCGACCTGTTAGGCCGACAGATTGAACGCCTGGCACGGGTAAATCGCTACAACCATACTGGCAGCGAGGCTGATTTAAACCCGAACGTTGCTAACCGTAATAAGGGCGAACGAAAGGCACCCGATAAGAATGTTTTCAGTGATGAGGCCATTGAGAAACTCGGTGACATCTTCATTGAAACGTCATTCGAGTATCAGCGCGGATGGCATCAGGCAGGGCTTCAGCACCGTATCCGCAACATCCTCAAGTCCCGCCAGATTGGCGCAACCTTCTACTTTGCCCGGGAAGCGTTGATTGATGCGCTGACCACTGGCCGCAATCAGATTTTCCTGTCGGCCAGTAAGGCGCAGGCGCATGTCTTTAAGAACTACATTATTGACTTTGCCCGACAGGTCGATGTCGATTTAAAAGGCGACCCGATTGTGTTGCCGAACGGCGCACGCCTGATATTCCTTGGGACTAACGTCCGTACTGCGCAGAGCTACACCGGCAATCTTTACCTGGATGAATACTTCTGGATACCTAAGTTTCAGGAGCTGCGCAAAGTGGCTTCCGGCATGTCGCTACATAAGAAATGGCGTAGCACCTACTTCTCCACGCCGTCGAGCCTGGCACACAGCGCCTATCCGTTCTGGTCGGGTGAACTGTTCAACAAAGGCCGTCGCAATAAAGCCGACAGGATTGACCTGGATTTAACTCACGCTCACCTGTCGAAAGGCGTGTTATGCGATGACGGCCAATGGCGGCAGATTGTAACGGTGGAAGATGCGCTGTCAGGCGGCTGCAATCTGTTCGATCTGGAACAACTGCAACTGGAATACAGCCCCGCTGAATATGAAAACCTGCTGATGTGTGAGTTCGTTGACGATCAGGCATCTGTGTTCCCGTTCGCCGAGTTGCAGGGATGCATGGTGGACAGCCTGGACGAGTGGGAAGACTTCGACCCCTACCTGAAGAGGCCATTTGCTTATCGTCCCGTCTGGATTGGTTACGACCCGTCGCATACCGGTGACAGCGCAGGCTGCGCAGTGATTGCTCCGCCGGTGGTTTCTGGCGGCAAGTTCCGCGTGCTCGAGCGTCATCAGTGGAAGGGTATGGACTTTGCCGCGCAGGCCAGAAGCATCGAGGAACTCACCAATCGTTATGCCGTTGAGTACATAGGCATCGACGCCACCGGTATCGGGCAGGGTGTATTCCAGCTTGTGCAGCAGTTCTTTCCTGCGGCGCGTGAGATCCGTTACAGCCCCGAAGTGAAAACCGCGCTGGTACTCAAAGCAAAAGACACCATCAGCTCCGGCCGCCTGGAATATGACACCGGACATACAGACATCACTGCGTCGTTTATGGCGATCCGCAAAACGATGACCGCCAGCGGCAACCGTTCAACCTACGAAGCCAGCCGCAGTGAAGAGGCCAGCCACGCCGACGTGGCGTGGGCAATCATGCACGCCCTGTTAAACGAACCGCTAACCGCCGCCAATGGCGGACAAAGCCCGAACATTCTGGAGTTCTACTAAATGAGCAAGCGCAAATACCGTAAAACCACACAGACCACGACCACTGAAAGCCAGCAGGGCGCGGAGGTATTCAGCTTCGGTGATCCGACGCCGGTTTTAGACCGCCGCGAGATTCTGGATTACATCGAGTGCACCGGCAACGGCCGCTGGTATGAGCCACCGGTTAGCTTCGACGGACTTGCCCGCAGTCTGCGCGCCGCCGTTCATCACAGCTCTCCGATTTACGTGAAGCGCAATATCCTCGCCTCGACTTTTATCCCGCATCCGCTGCTGAGCCAGCAGGAGTTCAGCAAATTCGCCCTGGACTATCTGGTGTTCGGGAATGCGTATCTGGAACTTATCCGCAACCAGCTCGGCGAACCGCTGCGATTTGAAGCCGTGCCGGCTAAGTATGTTCGTCGCGGAGTGGAAGAGGGGACTTACTGGTTTGTACAAGGCTGGAAGGAACCGCACCAGTTCGCGGCGGGCAGCATCTTTCATCTGATTGAACCGGACATTAACCAGGAGATTTACGGCCTGCCGGAATACCTGAGCGCGCTGAATTCCGCCTGGCTCAACGAGGCCGCCACGTTGTTCCGCCGCAAGTATTACCAGAACGGCGCTCATGCAGGTTATATCTTGTATATGACTGACGCTGCGCAGAGCAGCAGCGATATAGATTCAATGCGTAAGGCAATGAGGGACACAAAAGGCCTGGGCAACTTCCGCAACCTGTTCATGTACGCACCGAACGGCAAGAAAGACGGGATTCAGATCCTGCCGCTAAGTGAAGTTGCCACCAAAGATGATTTTTTCAATATCAAGAAATCCAGCCGTGATGATCTGCTGAGTGCCCACCGCGTTCCGCCGCAGATGATGGGGATTATTCCTGATAATGCGGGCGGGTTTGGGGATGTGGAGAAGGCGGCGCAGGTGTTCGTGAGGAACGAGCTGACGCCGCTGCAGGAGAGAATTAAAGAGATTAATAATATTTGCGAGGTTGTTTCATTTATGAGTTACAGCCTCTAAATTTTTAGATAATCGTATACACATGTTCTTCGCCTAAGTTAATCTACTTTCAATAAATTCTAATGAAGGCGCCACTGTAGGATCTTTTAATACAGTGGCGTTTTTTCTAAACAAAAGCTACTAAAAAATTGTTGAAGCTAGGGGATAAATTTATATTTGGATCCATATGAGTAGATATTTTCTTAGACCATTCAACTTTTTTACTTGAAGACTTCCATTTTGGAGTGCCAATGTTACGCCAAGAAGGGTCATCTGCATCCATTAGTAACTCCCAAGTCCCAATAATAGAATCTTGAACGTATGAATTAAGAATGACAGTATTTATTAATGGATTGTATGACATCAATGCAGCCCTATCACCCAAGTACCAAGCTTCTAGTTCCTCTGAAGCGATAGGAAAACGGACATCAACATTAGGTGAGCAAATATTTTTTAAATTTGAAAGTTGTGTGTTGAAGTTTGCTAAATTATTATTGTCTAAATCTAGCACAACGATAACTCTATCATTAGCTGTGGCAATTTTTTCATATGCTCTAAGCTTTGCTGGTAGAAGGTTCAGGAGACTATTGGTATTTTTTTTAGGAGGAGCATTTAAGTTGGCTGGTATTGAACCAACGCCTTGATGCTTATGTATTTTCCAAGAGTGTGTTGTTCCATTCTTACCATATATTTTCGTTAATATTTTATTTATGAAATGAATTTCAGATTGACCCTCTACCAGAATGTTGAAATTCATGATCAAATCCTTTCATCAATATGATCGCTATACCATAGGCTTCCTAACGGAATCCCTTCCTCATGCATTGCAACTACCTCAGGGAAGTCTGATGCTCTTTTTAGGATGGAAAATCCATCATCTTGTTTTTCTAATATCCAAACTTCTGATGGATCAAGTGCATCAATAAAATATGGCTGATGAGTGGTTACGAACAACTGAGAGTCTCCTTTCTTACCAGTTGCATGATTTCTGAATTCCTCAGCTAAAGTTAATAGTAATTTATGATAAAGACCGTTTTCCGGCTCTTCAATACAAATAAAAGGAGCTGGCTCTGGGTCTTCTAAAAGCAACATATATGCGAATAATTTTAATGTGCCATCTGAAATCTGTTGTGCATAAAAAGGTTTACTGAAACCATCGCTCCAAAACCGTAGCAAAAGTCTTCCATCTGGGGAAGATTCAGTGTCGATTGAAGATATTCCAGGGATTTTTTCTGAAATATCAGTTAAGACAGCTTTTAAAGCAGTTGGATGGGCTTGTTCCATATATTGGACATAATTCCCCAAGTTATCACCTAGTCGGTTTAAATGTTTTTGGGGGCCTACTCTTGGTAAATCCCTTGCACTGTCCGGAGTAAAGTAGGATAAGTACCAACCTTCGATAAATCTTCTAAATCTTGCTATACGCGGATGTTCTTTCAGATTTCCAAGCGTTGCGATTCCAAGTTTTTGTGGGCTTTCTAAATCCACTTTAACGGTTTCATTACTTTCTTCACTCAAAGAATCTTCGATCTTTTTACTTTTTGATAGAGCATTGCCTGACCACACCTTCCCGCTGCCCTCCGTCAACTCTAAAAATGAGAAAGGCCAGCCATTCCGCGCACCTTGTCTACGCTGCCTCAGACGTTCTCTTTTGACTATAGGTCGTGAAAATTCATCTAGACCAATAGATAATTCATATGTTATAGGGCGCTCATTAGAAGCTTCACGATAGTAGATCTCGAATTCAATGTTCTCAACCGAACCAGCAGATCGTAATTTTTCGAACCCACCTCTTCCCTTACTATGACAGGCTTCTTCCACCCCATATGTTAGACAGTCAGCTAAAAACCCGAAAGCATCAAACAAAGAGCTTTTCCCGCAACCATTACGACCAATAACTACCGTGAGGGGGGTTAAAACCTTTTGCGATTGATCCTGCCAAGTTTTACCCAAAGTAACATCTTTTAAGACTTTAAAATTTCTTATTTTGAACCCTTCAATAAGAGCCATGAGAGCACCTTTAAATAAACAAAAAGAAAGTTTACTTTAAGACTAGGTGCTGATAATTCAAAGTTTTTTTATCCAAAATCATTGAGGTTTTAATTCTAGAAGCGCGCAATGCTATCCCCGCCACGCCTGCCCGCTTTATAGGTCGCTTTTGATGCACTTGCGTGATCCAGTGTGATCCACGCCAGCACTGGTGTGGCGGGGAGAAAAGAGCAGGGTGATCACCATGCGAAATCATGCACTCAATGCATGCAGAGCTGCTAAAAGGGGATCACCCGATGTTCCAGGCTATTCTTCGTCGTCGTAAACCGTGAAGGGCGGATACGTGGCTTCCTCTTCATCCAATACCTGATCAGCCATATCAGAGATCATTTCCATAACCAGTGCATACTCATCATTTCTGCACTGGGCTGACTGTGCGATGTCAGCCATTAGCCGGATTTTAGTCAAAGCCATTTTTAGCTCATGAGAGGATTCCATTACTCACTCCAATGCACTGGTTATTTGTACAGTATAATATGTCCATTCTTTAACAAATTCCATAAAAAACTGCATGTTAATGGTCGAGCCATTGTTCTGATGAATACTTAATCAGTTATCATTCCCATAAAATTCTGCCCAATCCTGCAGCGGAGGGTATTGGATCTCAACGTCTCCAAAAGTGATTTTTGCCCCCCTGACTAAGGCCTCAAACTCCCACTTCTCCGGTCTGATGCCGTGTTTGAGCAACTCATGTTGAATCTGAGGCAATCTGTCACGTTCCTGCGCGGTCAATCTGGCAGAAGGAGCAGCAACACGCCTTTTAGTCGGGTCAAAACTACGCTGAGCTTTGCTGATCCTCGGTGTTTCTTCGCGTATTCGCGCCACAATCGCCTTCACGGCGGCAGTGTCTGTCCAGTCAATAACTCGCAAGTCGTCAGAAGTGCTCGCTGTGGTGACGCTCCCAGCAGGGTTATCGCGCCCATTTGCGGCCGTTTTGTTTCCTCCCAACCCACAGTTATTGACAGGACTCCGAGGCGCGCCGTGGGCGCTTTTTGAGGTCAAAACCTCAACGTCAACGGCAGAAGAAACGATGCGCCATTGGGTTGTACGGGTTTCATAAACACGAGAGTCGCCGAGGTGAGGGGCAAAAATGCCAACAACCTTTTTTACTTCTTCGTCGTAGGCGTTCAGTTCAGCAGCAACCCGACGAGCTACACGAACAGTCTGATCGTCGCGAGGCACATTAGCGCCGCCTTGAGCCTCTATGTACGCCATAAAATCACCGGCATCAGCAGCTGCGCGGACGGCTTCCACTTCTTCATCAAAGGTTTCGGTCAGGCTGATGGAACGGATACGGCGACACTCACGGTATGAACCCATCGTTGGCAGGCCGATAGGGTGAAATTGTGGGATACGCCAGGTGGCAGCCCACGCGGTTACAGCGGCAGCCGAGTCTGTCAGTAACTCGCCGGTTTCATGGTCGCGCTCGCCTTCCAGTGCGTACCCGTCGATGTTCTTTGCGATGTATTTGGCGATATAGCCAGCCGCGCCGCCGCGATTCAGGTGCTTACAGTCAAAACGGTTTTTAGCTGCGCCGCGTTCCTCACCGTCTTCCTTCATGGCGTATTTGCGCATGATGTCGATCACCCGCTGACGCATGGCTGGTTTGGTGAATAACATCATGTGCCAGTGTGGCGTTGCGTCGTGGTGGGGTTCGACAACGCGCATCCCATAAACTGACAGGCCGCTATCCTTGAACGCGGTGCGCATTTTGCTCCAGATCCCGCACAAATAACGCTGCGCATCTTTCGGGGTATAGGCTTCTTTGTCCCAGGCGTGATTTCGCTGAACGCGCTTTTTATCGCCCTTGCCCACCATGCGGGTCGGGTGATGTTTGGAAGGCGTGGTGATGGTCAGGAACATCCCGACGTCGCCATTCGCAGCAGCATATTTTTCAGTGCCGGCAATCGTACTCATTAACTCCATACGGCGGATTTCAGGGTTGGAAATACTCGCCATCACTTTGTCGATCAGGCTGAAACGCTCGCCAGTTTCGATGTTTTCCAGGTCGCAGCTTTTCAGATAGTCGAGATTCGACAGACGGCGCGCTCGTACTTCACGGATAGCCTGTTTACTTGCATACGGGGAAGCATCACGGTTCACTTTGCCGATGGCGATCAGCAAAGATTCACGCCAGCGTGTGCGCTGGCCTTTAAACTGGCGTAACCACCAATCCGGATTAACCAGGCGCGACATGGAGGCGATAGCGGAAACGGCATCCAGCTTGCCTTTGCAATACCTTGTCCAGTACATCGGCGTGACATTGAAAGCCTGTGCCATACCTGCGATTTCGCTGTACAGCTCGCACTGGGTATCACCCTCAAAAAGAATCGAATTATCCCCGTTGTATTGAGCAAGCAGCTGATCACAACGGTCTTCATAGATTTCTTTCAGTTGTCCGGCGATGTCCTGAGCGAACCGCCGCAGCGGTTTATCGCTCATGCTCGGCAGCCGGTGATAGGTGTCAGCCTCAGACATAAACTTCATGGAGGCATTAAGATTCATTTCATGCGCAGAATTGACTGCATCCACACGCGGCAGAATGCTGCGCCCCAACGTATAGACCAGATATTTATGTGCAGCGTGAACGCCCTGCTCTTTCAGCAGAAATTTATAGCGGCCTGTAAAAATTTCGCGGAGATCGGTGGAGAGGTTTTTTACTTTGATTAAAACAGCTTGCCCCTGATCGTATTCATCACGGGTAAGCGGTCTTTCCAGGCCAGAAACGGCCTGGCGTGGTTTGTTCCAGGGAAACGCCCAGACTTCGGGCGTTTTAATCTGAGGAGTAAAGCGGCCTGCCAGCATCAGTTTGAAACCGAGTGGTTAGCCTGAAATACAGCAATGGCAAAACCGCGAGGCGTGGCACTGCGTTTATTCTTTGTAGCAGTAGATTTACCACCGCAAAACCGCCAGCCAGGATTGTCTTTGTGCAAAGGAGTTACGTGTTTCAGCTTAGGCCTTTTGAAGCCGTTGCCGGACCAGATACATGTCCCTTTGTTGTAAGCATCCTGACTTGGGTAAACTTCCGGATAAACCGGATGCTGGTCGTCAGATGGCAGATACCCGCCGAAGTCGCAGGGATGGAAAGTAAAATCAGGTTTGCGGTAAATACTCGAAAGCACCCCCACCGGATTTTCAAATGCCCAGCGGGAGTTCGCCATCAAACCAACGAGACGGACTAAATCAGCCAGCTCAGCAGCTTCGATCTGAAATAAAGGGTTGGCTTTACGTTTAGATTCAAAATGACGCGCACCGGCAACTGTCAAATCAGTACACTCCGGAAAACCGAAAACCATTGCGACGCCGGAACCCACCATTTCAGCTATTTCACGCGCCTGTTGAAATTTTTTATCAGCGAAGAACCACATACCGACTTTTACGTGGTTGCCATCGCGGGTGATACCCGCATCATGCTGCCCATCAAAACACCAGCATTCATAACCTGCATCAAGCCAGGGCTGAGCCATAAGGCCGGTAAAGTCGTAAAGGAAAATAGCTTTAGGTGAGCTCTGACCATCATTTAAATTGCATGCTGAGTTCATTACATGCCACCTTTAACATCAATGAGGAAATAGCGGGCTGCGTTCACGCCAAGAAGGAGCAGAACTATTGAAAAATAGATCATTGTGTTCTCCGGTAATGTCTGGCGTTCATCTCTGAGAGTTCTTTGCAATACACACAAAGCCCAACGCCAGGGAGAGCAGCCCGGCGTTCTTCGGGGATTGGACGGTCACACTCAAGGCAAAACATTGCGGAAATGCCCGCAACAGTTGCGCGGGCGGCTTGGATTTGTGCGGAAAGGACGAGATCAGCGCGCTCCTGGGCGGTGTCGATTACATCAGCCATAGTTACGCCTCCGCTTCACTTTGGATTCGGTTAGCTTCAATGCGTAGTGCTTCTGCAGCTTCAATCCCTGTCATTTCACGTTTGAGGATAAAACTGGCAATCGCTTCCAGGCGACCGGCAAATACCACCGCTCGATTGGCGCGTTCTTCATTACGGGCAGTGTCCAGCATCAACGATAAATCAGGAACAGAAGTGTAATCGCGTTCTGGTGAGGCCAAATCAATGCCCATAACTGGCAAACCAACAGTTTTCTGATGGGTGTTCTCAATAATATTATTCATATAAAACTCCTGTTTTCAGGCAAAAGAATGCCCGGCGGGTTGACGCCAATTAATTTGAGTTTGGGTTAGTGTTTAATATTTATCTTGCAGTCATCTTCACTGATAAATTTCGGCAGTGAGTCAGTTAAAGCAAGCAAAGAATTTAGCGCCGCAACTACTTGATGCCTTTCCGTCGGCGTTAATTCAGCAAACTTCATCTCAAGATGGCGGCGAGATAGGCCAGCATGAAAACAGATTGTTCTACGCATATGCAGCGGCTGAGTATCAAATGTTTCCTGCGCTACATTCTTTCTAAAATCAAACATCTCTTTAATTCTGGATAGATGTTTTTTGCCTATTTGAATATGTTCTTCATTCACTAAAGACATAATCACCTCAACTAAACAGACGCTTTAAAAGCGGTTTTAAGTTCCTCACAGCCTGCGGGGCAGTGGCTTGTGACAATGAAGGGTTCCAACGCTTTCCACCTGGCAATTCGATGTAACCATGGCCGAAATGGCGAGAAGGACTTTGCTGTTTTAAAAATGGAGCAATAGAAACAGCCATATTCACATCAGCCCATTTGTCGTGACGCTTGCAATAGCACCAACCGCAGATGCCAGGGCAGGGGATGCCTGTACTCGGCCTTGAACAACTAAACCGATCAGTGACAGATGGCGAATACCGGCATTTACACCTTCGAGTAAGGACATTCGACGTTGAGAACTGACCGCACCACCTTTCACTGCATCGGCTGCAATAGAACCTACGGCGGCAGTTGCCTGTAGTGCGTAAGTTGAAAGATTAGAAGTAGCAATTTCATTGACCGGTACTGACGGCAGGCAGTTTATCTGTGCCAGCATGCCATCGAGAAGGGTAGCGTCCTCAGTCAGATCAGTGATTAAAAGAACTTCCTCACAAGTGAGTTTATGAGGTTGCTCAGGGTTGAACTTATTGCGCAGGATTTGGGGTTTAGTCCCCATGAGTGCGGCAAGTTCGGTAAGGTTATGACGATTCACAAATGCTTTACATGCATCGTCAAAGTGAGCGTGTTTGGAAACGCGATAATCAAACATTGTTAGTCCCTGCTAGTTTGAATAATCTGACTCAACGATTTATGTAGCGGCACTTTATGGCTTGCTGACGATTTTTCTCACGCCAGGCCTCAAGATTGATCAGGGCATTGCCATGACGTTCCATAACAACAGTTTGCATTTGACCTGTTTTTCGGTTTTTGCGTTGCTGAGTGATTGTGGTTGAAGGCGTTGGTGCAAGCAGGACTACGCCATTCGCGATCCACTTTTCGAGGACTGCGGAGCTGATGCCGTTGATTGCAGCAAAATCCTTTTTAGAGATTGTCGGGGAGTTAGCGAGTGTGGTCAGTTGCAAACTTATTGAGTTCACAATAGTCGCGGACAGGGCTGACTCCAAGACCGGTAGCAACTGGGATACTACAGAGTTTAACAGTTCCTTAGAAACGGTCGTCTTATCTGAGGGTACTTGAATTGCATTCTGAGGTGACATAACGCAAAATCTCCTTTCTGTCGTTTGAGTTCTACTGTGTAACATGTGGTGTGTTGTCACTTTAGATCGTAAAAACGATTTGGTAAATGTTTTTTTATCACTTCGGTGTTTTTTATGATTGGCGAAAAAATGGATAGTCAGGAAATCCTGAACAGATTGATGTTGGCGTATGGAGTTAGTTCTCAAAAAAGTTTAGCTGAGGCACTTGCCATACCTGCTAACAACATAAGTGGCTGGCTTCAGCGTGGCAGTGTTCCAGGTAACCCAATCATTAAATGTGCTTTAGATACTGGTTCAGACCTTCGCTGGTTAGTTACCGGGGAGTTTGCAAATGCAAATATTGAACGTATGGCCTTTAAAAGTGTTCCCTCACGATCTGAGCAAGGTAAAGCCCTCATTGAAAAGATGCTTTCAACCGGCGGGAAAGCAGTCCTTAAGAGAGTCATGAACGCTTACGGCTTTGCTACTCAAAAGGAATTAAGTGAATATCTCGGTATATCAACGGGAACTATAAGCACATGGGTTCGTCGAGAATATTTCCCTGGTGATGTAGTGATTGCCTGCGCATTAGACACGGGTGTTTCACTTGGATGGTTAGCTACAGGTGAGATGAATACTAAATCGCAGGAAGAACACGTAACCTCAGAAATACCAACGATCTGTAAAAAAATACTTCTGGCAGGCAAACTTGATGATGATGGTTTTTGCTACATAGATGAGTCATTTGTCCCTGAGGGAGTCAATTTCAAAAGCCTGAACTATGTCCGTAATGGAAAATCTGCATGGCTAATAGAAATGGGTGTTAACGAATTATCAAATGGATCATGGTTGTTAGATATTGATGGCACTTTAGATGTGTACGCTGTTTCTAAACGTCCAGGTAATAAATTACGTGTTATTGGCCAAGATGGTGAGTTTGAGTGTTTAACAAATGAAGTGATAGCAAGAGGGCTAGTTGTAGTTATTTTAAAAAATGTCATATAGGAAATCTGATTAAATGATGATTTTTTATTTTTCACGATTTAAATTGGGAAGCATTTACAATAGTCCTTCAGTGAGAGGGTGTAATAAAAAGACTCTTCGGATGATTTTATGCAGATGAAAAGCTATTTAAATTTCATTATCTATAAAAAGTATTTTCTGCTTCCTGCTTTCATTGATAGCAGTGAGTGAAGAAGTATACTTGCAGGCTCACATTTAGATTATGTATTTCGCCAAAGAGACTTGAGCTTAAGGGTATCTTGGAGTGTTGATCGGAAGTTTTTTATTACTAACCCATTATCTAAGAAGTAATTATAGGTAACTCGCATGACTGTAGAAGAAGATAAATTTATTTTTGACAAAAACAAGCAAACCATACTAGAAACAATTATGCAAAAGTATCCGCTTTTGCTGGGTCAGGATAAACTGTCTTCACCTCTTGAATACTGGATAGAATATTGGTCTCAACCAGTCAGATTTAACCTCGATAGACTTGAAGTAATTGTCAGTGATTTAGACGATTTATATAATGCACAGTGCAAAAAACCTGATATTCCCATCCCCCAACGCTCCAGACGTCCAGACATTAGTTTGCTCCGCGAGGATCGGAACGAGCGTTATTTGGCGCAGCGCCGAAGAGACTTGTTATTGGGCAAAAGAGTTGAAGATATGGATGAAGAGGAGGAGGATATTTGGAATGCGGGTCAAAAACTACGTCTCCTAGAGAAGGCCGAAAGTAACCGCGAATATGAGAGTGATAAGCTACTTCACATTGCTAACGTAAAATCTGCCATACCGAAGAAAATTCAACCAGTTTTAACTAATGAACAACAATGGTTCATTGATCTGCCCGAAACTACCAGAAGTGATTACGCACAGTGGTGTGCCAGAAAAAACATATTGCGCATTAGGAAACACTGGCCTTTATATGTAAAAGACATGGACAAAGTATCATCTGACTTAGAGGGCACTACAACTTTCAGTGGGACAGATGCAGCTGATCAATCTGATATTAATGAGAAGCGAAATAAACTTGCGTATTTAGGATGGTCAGAAACAGATATTGCGACGCTTGATGATTCCCAGATAAACAAAGAATACCAAGATGAAATATCTAGGGAAGCCCATGATCAACCGAACTTTGATGATAACAATATTCAATATTCGCGCGTTAAAATCAGACCAGCACAAGGGCGTTTCAGGGCTGAGGTGTTGCGAAATTGGGAAGATGCGTGTGCAATTACAGGGCAGAAGTTGGTGGTGGAAGCTTGTCATATTATTGCTCACGCCGATGGTGGTCCAGCATCTTTTGAGAACGGGATTGCATTAGCCGCTGATTTGCATCGTCTGATGGATAAGGGGCATTTGAAATTGGTAAATGGTATAATTGTCATGAGTAATCAAGCAAAATGCGAACCTCGTTATGCTGAATTACATGGTAGAAAATTAAGAAAACCATGCAAACCAGTGAATTTCAATTAACTTACTCGACCGACAACGCAATTAGAGATTTTGAACTCTGCAAATTATTTATTAGATCAAAGGCTTTCACGGAAGGAAGGCCTTGAGAAACTTGGATACGGAGATGCTTGCATTAAATAGTCGTGGTATTCTGTTTTTTAGCATAAATAAACGTCTGCGCCATAAATCAGTCTGCAAGACTAAACAATAAATTTATGGTTGTCTACTTACTATCCTTGAACGATTTGAATTTCCCCGGTCTAGCTACAGAACCATTGTTACTTAGGTTTAGTTCATGGCAAAGGCGGGCAAAAATTCGCGGGGGAAATCCTCCCTTAAAGTCCCATACATCACCACCTTTTTTCATTTCGAGAAAACCGGATATGTCCTGATATTTGTCACCTAGTTTATTACGTACGATATATTGAGAAACTTGTCCGCTATTTGTGAACCCTTGTGCCGTAACTTCTGCAACCAGTGAGCGAAACTCATCTTGTTCTATTTTAGTTAAGTTGCTATTTTGGGATGTAAGTTTTTTAATCATTATTTATTCTCTGTTAAGAATAGAGTAAAAGGCAATGTATTTGTATGTGATATTACTTTTTGAATATTACCCATCTCTTTAATAAAGCGTAAGGAGATATAATATGTTTTATATCTAACCTGGTTCCTTCGAACTGTTGGTAGCCACTGGGTAAAGCATCTTTAGAGAAGGAGATGCTAATATTTTCAGGGTTTACAGCGCATAAATTTAAGTCAAATAATGTATGGATATCACTACGAAGTAGTAAACCATTACTAATATGGTTGTGACTGTCGTTTCGATATGCTTCAATATGAGCAGCTTCAAGAATATCAGTAAGTTTACAGCCAGTAACGGCACAAACAGGATTTGATTTTAAAAGTTGATCTCGAAATTTTTTTTGTCCACGGCGTTGTTTTATTTGTCGCTCAACTAATTTTCTTTGGTCCTCATCCATCAATATCGGTGTGTCGTTATCAGCCTCTTCGGCACCGAGATCCAGAACCACCTGAGATGTGGAACCTAACATCCCAAAAGCCCATTGCAAATTAACTTCTTGAATAGACATTTGTCCATTATATCGTGGGGTTTCAGAAATGAGTTGATGCAAAGAAATATCTGCTATTTCTTTGTATTGGTCAGCATAATTAGCAATGAATCCAACAGCAGGTTCAAAAATTATTCTGGGCTCGTCAAATGTATGCCCGTTATCACAGCGCCATTTAGGAGTTATAGTCTTCCTAAAGAGAATTTTTTTTGCTTTACACTCTGTATGAGGGCATTTATTTCGTCTTTTATCGATGTTATGTGTTTCAATTCCATCTATGACTGAAACCCCTAACACCTTGTCTCTATTTGTAATGATAACAATATCGCCTTTTTTAACGTTTTTGTGATTTGCGACAAAATTATCATAACGGTAAAAAGCAGCTGCGTCATCATGATAGCCGCCATTTCCCCAATACCTTAAATCATCCTGATCAATAGCCTTAAAGGACCATGCTTGCTGTGCCACGAGCTCTTCCGTATATAAATATTTTTGAGAATACTATCAAATAGTAAAGGATTTTCAAATGCAAAATTAATTACCATCCCGTAATGATACTAATTTTTTATGAATAGTCATAATTTTAACAAACGAATTTTAATGGAACTTAGGTAATATCCTTTGCTTTTTTCGATATAATTTATGAAAATCATCTCTAGTAACCACCGATCCCTTGATAAACCTCTGGCAACTTTGAGTTAGTGGTGAACTTACAAACCATCATTTGTACATATCAATTCAAGCACATTAAAATATGGCTAAATTCAGAGTAAGCTAAAAGCCAGTTTGTCGCCAATGGATTTTTTAACTTATTGAATTTAAAGGATATGACAAGTATTCGGTCTTTTTTTTACTATTTGATTTATAAAGATAATTTCAGCATCTCCCTAAATCCTAAATCCTAAATCCTAAATCCTAAATCCTAAATCCTAAATCCTAAATCCTAAATCCTAAATCCTAAATCCTAAATCCTAAATCCTAAATCCTAAATCCTAAATCCTGTCTATATCTCCGTCCACTCGGTACCGCGGCTATCAGGATAAACGTTCGTCATTTTCATCGATTTATGCCCCAATAGTTTCTGAGCAAATTCCGCGCCGTATTCACGCTCGTAAAGCCGGGAAGCAAGACTGCGGGCTTTCGCTCCGTGATACACCGTTTTTTTACCGCGCGCCAGAATGCTTGGGTAATGCTATCCGCTCGAAGCGTGCCGGGCTGCCATCTGGTTTTTCTGCTGGCAGAACTGAGAATGAACTCAGTATTATTATTCTGCAAACTAAAATTATATATAGGGGATCTGCTGAGTAACAAGAAGAGAATAAATCATAATAATAGTTATCATTCCTATTTCATGGGTATCAGTATCATGAAGTGAGCTAATGTCTGCTGAAATTTTCAGAATTAAGGTTATGCTAATAATTCTTTTGTATGATTCAGACTATGGGTAAATATGCTAAGAGCTCATTAATGAAATTGCGAGTCTGGAGTCTGTTACCCCATGAATATGCTACTTTTTTTCGTATTCTTCACACCATGATGGCATTTTTAATACTGTCGGAAATTATTAACGCTAATCTGACAGAAACCGAAGCAATTGCTGAACATAGTCTTGAAGGGGTTATAACCTGGATGCACATTATTTAA